TTTCCATATCGAGTTTGCTCTACATTCACATATTACAAAGTGAAAAAGAGTGAATCGTTACATGTTTAGGAGGTTAGGCACTTAATAACAGACTTTCGCCTGCTTGAAGCACCGTACACGTTAACACGTATGTACTGAGCCCATAAGTCATAGGCAAACTCGGAGACTCCCCTCCGTAGAGGGAAAGCATAGTCTCCAGGAAACCACAATTCACCCCATCCTGGGGCGACCTTCGTAGTTTCTTTATATGATACCGCCGGTAGGCGAATACCATATGTTCCATCACGTACACTTCCACCTAACGTATGCAGAAAAACTGCAGCCACGTTATGTGTTCTATACACGACCCTGTCAACGTATTCAAATGCGGGTTTTACAAACCCACTCCATCTAGGATAATACTGCCAGCGATACCCCACAAGGGTACCGTCGTCAGCATAATCATTGACGAATTTGAAATCGACAGGGGTACAAGCACGGGACTTCGTATACTCAGTGAAGAGTTTACGTTCCTTAGTACAAGGCTTGTACGCCGTAAAGAGGTTTGCGCCCTGCCGTTCCAACTCGCGTTGGACTTTAGTGGCATAACCTTTGAACGGTAGCTTTAGATCGTGTGGTACGTGGATCCCATGGCTGACATCTTCCCAGTTTGGTACTCTGAACTCGGACCCCAACTTCCTAGCCTCTGCACGCAAAAATTGCAGAGTGCGCGGAAGTGCAACACTGTGTTGCACTCCCCAAAGGGAGAGCCGGTTCAATAAAGAGTAGATGTCAGTTTGTGTTTGCAGGGATTCGCAAAACACGGGTCTAACGTTGTATCCATCGTAAAAGTCACCACCGCAAGATTCGCGGAAGTAACCGGTGTGAAAGGATTTCTCCTCATTTACGATAAATCCAAACGCGTTCAAACACTGTAGAACAGCATTAACAACACGTTTGTCTACGATGATATCATCTCCATACACTGCCCAAGTCTGAAGTCTACCATGTACAGGATGTACATCATTGGTAGCCA